ATCATGTGCGCGGCGCAGTTGGGCAAGACCGAACTGTTGCTGAACATCCTTGGTTATTTTATGGCCTATGCCCCCGCGCCCATCTTGGTTATGCAGCCGACCTTGGACATGGGGCAGACATTCAGCAAAGACCGCTTGGCCCCGATGATACGCGACACGCCGGTGCTGCGCGGGCTGGTGGATGTGAAAAGCCGATACGCCGGGAACACGATCTTGAAAAAGAATTTCCCCGGCGGGCATATCACCATAGTGGGCGCGAACAGCGCCACCGGCCTTGCCAGCCGCCCTATTAAAGTGCTGTTGGCCGACGAGGTAGACCGCTACCCCGGCAGCGCCGGAACCGAGGGCGACCCGTTGAGCCTTGCCCAAAAGCGCCAAACAACATTTTGGGATAAGAAAACGGTTATGGTATCGACCCCGGTTATCAAGGGGCACAGCCGCATTGAAACCGAGTACAACCAATCCACCCGCGAGGAATGGAATGTGCCGTGCCCGGAGTGTGGGCATTACCAGCCATTTGTGTGGGCAAACCTGATCTTTGACCCGGACGACCTGCAAAAAGAGATCGTTTACAAATGCGAACGCTGCGGATGCGTGGCGAACGAATACCGCTGGAAACAGCAGAGCCAGCAGGGCCGCTTTGTGGCGGAAAACCCCGGCGCAGAAACGCGGGGGTTCCACCTGAACACGCTTGCCTCCACCTTTTGCGGATGGAAAGAGATCGTGCAGAAATTCATAGTGGCGAAAGAACAGCTTGACCAAGGAAACCCGGAGGGCATGAAAGTTTGGGTAAATACCGAACTGGGTGAAACTTGGGAGGAACGGGGCGAACAGGTGGAGGACACCGAACTGTTCAACCGCCGCGAGATTTACGACGCGGTGGTGCCCGAAGAAGTGCTTGTGCTTACCGCCGGTGTGGATGTGCAGGATGACCGCTTTGAGGTTGAGATCGTGGGCTGGGGCGTTGGCAAGGAAAGCTGGGGAATCCGATACCAAAAGATTTACGGCGATATGCTGAAAGAACAGGTGTGGGAGGACTTGGACGCCTTTTTGCAGACCGTGTGGTGCAAAAAGGACGGAACCGCGCTGCGCATTATAAGCTGCTGCATTGACAGCGGCGGCCACCACACCGACCAAGTGTACCGCTTTACCAAGGAACGGTACGAGCGCGGCGTGTGGGCAATCAAGGGCAAGGGCGGTGCCGAGGTGCCATACATCCGCAACCCCACCACCAACAACCGTGTGAAAACGCCGCTGTTCATCATTGGCGTGGACGCGGGCAAGGCGCTGTTATACCAGCGGTTGCGCCATAACACCAAGGGGCCGAACTACTGCCACTTCCCCGCGAACGAAGAAGCCGGGTACGATGAAACCTACTTTAAGGGCCTGACCAGTGAGAAGATGGTGGTGCGGTTCCGCAAGGGGTGCAGCGTTACCGTGTGGGAGCTGAAAGACAGCAAGTACAAGCGTAACGAGCCGCTTGACCTGCGCAACTATGCCACCGCCGCCTTGGAGATTGCCAACCCCGTGCTGGCAAAGCTGGAGCCGGGCATGGTGCAAAGACCCCGGCGAGCAGGCCGCCGCCGCATTACAGGAGGTATTTAATGGCTATTTTTTCAAAGGAAATGTGCCGGCAGAAATTGAATACATGGCTTGCGGCGGAGGAAAGTGTAGCCACCGGGCAAAGCTACCAGATCGGCACAAGAATGTTGACGCGGGCAGACCTGAAACAAATCCGCGAGGAAATGGAATATTGGGCACAAAAATTATCTGAGGCGGAGGCCGAGGAAAAGAACGGCGGACGCAACCGCCTGTACCACTTTGTTGCCCGTGATGTGTGAGGGAGGGCGACACCGTGAATGTATTTGACAGAGCCGTGGCCGCCGTGGCCCCGGTACACGCCGCCAAGCGGGCAGCCGCCCGCGCCGCGCTGAAAGTCATTGACAGCGGGTACGGCAACTACGGGGCAAACCTGACCAAGAAATCCTTGCGCGGGTGGGAGTTTTACGGTGGCAGCGCCAAGGAAGATATTGAGGACAATATCGACATACTGCGCCAGCGCAGCCGCGACGCCTACATGGGAATCCCCACGGCCAGCGCCGCACTGAAAACCATGCGCACGAATGTGATTGCAGGCGGACTTATGCCTGCGCCGCAGATCGACGCGGAGTTTCTGGGGCTGACCCCGGAGGACGCCGAAAAACTGCAAGCGCAGATCGTGCGAGAGTTTGCCCTTTGGGCGGACACGCCGGTGTGCGATGCTGACCGGGTGGACAACTTTTACAAACTGCAACAGCTAACTTTTTTGAGTTATGCCATGAATGGTGACGCCATTGTGCTGCTGCCCACCAAGGAGCAGACCGGGCAGCCGTACAGCCTGCGGGTGAGGTTGGTGGAGGCTGACCGGGTTTGCAGCCCGGACGGCTTTGACCGGCTGGTGCCATGCACGGTGCAGGGCCATGATGTGCATTGCATTGTGCAGGGCGTGGAAACGGACGCCGACGGCATGGTGGTAGCCTACTGGGTATGTGACCGCCACCCGCTGGCAAGCAACGCCTACACCAGCGGCGGGCCGCACTGGACGCGGGTTGAAGCCTACACCAAGACCACCGGGCGGCGGAATGTACTTCATGTGATGAACCGGGAGCGGGCCGGACAGAGGCGCGGTGTGCCCATGCTGGCCCCGGTGCTGGAAGCCCTGAAACAGTTGGGCCGCTACACGGACGCCGAAATCACGGCGGCGGTGCTTAGTGCCATGTTTACCGTGTTTGTGAAGCAGGGCGTGGCAAGCGACGCCCGCCCGTTTGGCGAAATGCTGCCGCCGGATATGCTGATCGACGCGCAAGACCAAAGCAGCATTGAGCTTGGCCCCGGCGCTATATTGAGCCTAAACCCCGGCGAGGATGTGGAGTTTGCAGACCCCAAGCACCCGAACACCGGGTATGACGCCTTTACCAATGCGCTGATACGGCAGATCGGCGCGGCGCTGGAAATCCCGCCGGAGGTGCTGTTTAAGCAGTTTACGACGAGTTACAGCGCGGCGCGTGGTGCGCTGAACGAGTTTTGGCGCACTTGCAGTATGCAGCGCGATTGGTTCACCGATGATTTTTGCCAGCCGATCTACGAGGAATGGTTTGCCGAGGCAGTGGCGCGGGGCCGTATTGCGGCACCGGGCTTTTTTGCTGACCCGGCAATCCGCAAGGCATACACAGCCTGTGCGTGGAACGGCCCGGCCCGCACCAACCTGAACCCCGTGCAGGAGGTGGACGCCGCTGTGAAGCGTGTGGACGCCGGATTCAGCACGGCGCAGGAGGAAACGGCCACCATGACCGGCGGCGACTATAACCGAAATATCCGCCAGCGCGTGATTGAAGCCAAGCGCAAGCGGGAGGTTGACGAGATCACAAACCCGCAGGCAAGCCGCCCGGCGGGCAACAGGAGGAATGACAATGCCTAAGAAGTTTTGGCAGTTTAGAAACCAAGCGGCAGACAGCGCGGAGCTGCTGTTGTACGGCGATATTTCGGACAGAAGTTGGTGGGGCGACGAAGTGACCCCCAAGACCTTTGCCGACGAGTTGAACGCGCTGGGGCCGCTGACAAGCCTGACGGTGCGTATCAATTCCGGCGGCGGTGATGTGTTTGCTGCACAGACCATTGGCAATTTGCTGGAACAACACACCGCGCAGGTAACGGCCCGCATTGACGGGCTGTGTGCCAGCGCCGCCACGATCATTGCCTGCCACTGCGACAAGGTGGTGGCAGCCAATGACAGCACCTACATGATACACCCGGTACGGATGGGCATTTTTGATTTTGCCGACGCCGTGACCTTGCAGCAGTACATTGGTGCGCTGAATACCATACGCGAAAACATCCTGAACCTGTACACCAAAAAGACGGGCCGGGAAAAGGACGAAGTGGCCGCGTGGATGGACGCTACAAGCTGGTGGACGGGCGAGGAGGCCAAGACCAACGGCTTCGTGGACGAACTGGTGGACGACGGCGAGAAAACCGTTGTGGAGAACCGGGGCGGCCTGCTGTTTGTGAACAGCGTAAACATGAATCTGCCTTTTGATAAGGCACCCAAATTTGTACAGAACAGCGTGGCAGCAGCCCCCGCCGCCAGCGGTTTTGTAAATACACAGACCCCGGCGGAGCAGCCGGGAAACAAAAGCCATAAGGAGGACACGAACATGGCAAACGAGATCAAGACCGTGGACGAGCTGCGCGGTGCTTACCCCGCGCTGGTTGACCAGATCGAACAGGCGGCGGCGCTGCGGGCTACCAATGCGGAGCGGCAGCGTATCCGCGACATTGAGGAAATGGCCCTGCCCGGCAGTGAGCAGATCACCAACGAGGCTAAGTACGATAAGCCCATGAGCGCCAGCGACTACGCCAAGGCCGCCATGAAGAACGCCAAGGAGCAGGGCGCGGCTTGGCTGAACACCATGCGGCAGGGCGCAAACGCCAGCGGCGTGAACAGCGTGGGCAGCGCCCCCGCCCCCACCGGCGGTGAGAAGCCCGACGAGTTCATGGACGCAATCAAGGGCCTTGGCAAGAAGCAGTAAGGGAGGATAAGACTATGAGCATGGATTTGGCGAAAAAGACCTATTCCACCACGCCCGACTATTTTATTGCGGGAACCACGGTTAGCATTGTGACCGCCGCCAAGGAGGCCAGCGCTGCGATTGCCGCGCATAACCTTGTGCTGCTGGATGGTGGCAAGGTAAAGCCCCTTGCCGCCGTGGATGGCAGCAACGCACTGAATGTGACCGGCCTGTACGGCATTGCCGCCGAGGACGCCGCCAGCGGCGAGGACGCGGTGGTTTACCTGACGGGTGAGTTTTTCGCGGAGGGGCTGGCTTTGCCTGACGGCGTTACCGCCGCAGACATTGAAGTTGCCCTGCGCAACATCGGTATCTTTTTGAAGTAAGGAGGAGCAACCAACATGGCAAATGAAGTAAACATTTATACCCCGCGCTATCTTGCGGAGGTCGTAAGACAGGCACCGCCTGTGCATACCTTTTTCCTTGACACTTTCTTTACCAATGTGAAGAAATTTACCACCGAGCGCGTGGACATTGACCTTGTGAAAGGTGATCGCCGCATGGCGGCCTTTGTCCACCCGCGAATTGGCGGCAAGGTGCTGAAATCCAGCGGCTACAAGACCGAGAACTACG